CACATTACCAGTTAAGTTACCAGTTACGTTACCAGTAACGTCCCCAGTAACATCTCCAGTAAGGTTACCAGTAACATCTCCAGTTACATCTCCCACAAGGTCGCCAGTTACATTCGTTGTAATAGACGAGGGTAAGCCAACTGTAAAACTTTGACCGCTTAAATTAACTTCAACCTCATTTGCAGTACCTTGTATGGTTAGTGTTTCCGAGTCTAGATCAACAGAGGAATTCGTAGTGCCGTCTGTGATGTCTAAGTCTTCGGCTGTAATTGCATCGTCTACATAGGTTTTAATTGCCTTTGCACTTGCTAGTGTATCATCATTTTCTGAAACGCTACTGAGGTCAGTATCTAAAACTCCATTTTTTAAGTTGTCTGTTTCGAGGTTTGATATTGTATTGCCATCTGCATCAATACTTTTGTTAGTCAATGTTTCTGATCCAGCCAATGTAGTAAAGTCATTATCGCTTAAAGCAGTATTGAACTCTGCAGTAGTACCAGAAAGCGTATTGTCTGTAAGGTCAATAGACTTGTTTGTTAGTGTTTGCGTACCGTCTAAAGTAGCTACTGTACTATCTATGTCTATTGTAAGTGTTTGGTCTAGTGCAGTAGTCTCTATACCAGTACCACCAGCTATGTCTAAAACTTCACTGTCTAAGTCTATAGAACCACTGCCAGAGTCGCCTTGGAAGTCTAGGTCTTCTGCAGTTACTTTTGTGTCTACGTAGTCTTTTACTGCAGCACTAGTAGGCACTGTCGTATCATTGTCATTGTTAGCGATACCGTCTGCCTCGTCTACAAATTTTTCTACAGTTATGTCTTCGCCAGTGTCTTTAAGCGAGCCAAACTCTACAGTACCCTCTGCTTTAAGGTTACCGTTTTGATCCATATGTACACCAGACTCGTTACCTAAACCGTCTGTAATTTCTTTAAGGTTACTAGTCAACGGCTCATTGTCCGTTGTCTTTAGTAAGCCGTCGTAAGTATCGCTTATTCTAGTGCCAGTTAGTGATGTACCCATATTTTATATTTTTATTGTATGTCTAAATAAACTTTTAATGTCCCTATGTCCGTGCCTTTACGAGCAAGTTTGAAATTTAATGTAGGCGAACCACTTGCTATAGTGTATGCGTTATTGTATCTAAGCCAGCCATTTTTTTGTACGCTAGAACTTAAAAAGTAACACATATAACTATCTGCACCACTGTAGCTGGCGTCTGCATTACCAGTGTTTGGCGTATCGCCAGTAAATTGTTTTCTAGCAAACTTACCAGTGTAAAGTGGGTTTCCAGTTATTGTACCTACAGCCTCAAAATTTATACTACTATAATCTGTACCAGCAGTCGTACTATTGTTAGTTTGCATATTAGTAGTCGCAGTAGCAAAAGTTCTACTTTGCGTACCACCAGTAGTGCTAAGTTCTATAGTATCTACTTGCACGTCGCCTAAAGTGCCAGTGTTTTGATAGTGAAATACTACACGCCCAGTATAACCAGCATACGCACTAATATCTAAACTAACTGACTGCCACGCAGACGCTCCTACAGTACCGAGACTGTCTTCGCCAGTATAAGTTGCTAATAGGTTTAAGCCAGTAGAAACACCACCAGACCCACAAACGTCTGTAAAAACATTCTGTACAGTCTGTTTGTTGTCTTCGTCGCCAAAGTGCGAAGAGCAGTAAACCTTACCCCAGTTATTAGTTATAGCCATATTTCTACTTTTTCTCTGTGTTACGCATATAATTTGCGTTTGTTTTTTTTACGCTTTTAGTATCTGTGTTTTTTAGATACTCTATTAGCTTTTTTACGTTATTATATTTTATATTATACTGTCTCATAAAACCCACCCTACAAAGCTAGCCGACTTATCTGGGTACATATCCTCGTTTTGATTCGTATAGTACTCTGGGTACTTACTAGATGCATTAAAACTCAAAAAGTCAATCATTCTACGAGTGTAAAACTCTGCAAAATTTCTATGTTTCTGTACTAAATAGTCTACTTCGTCTTTTGACGGTTGCGTCGCTGTCTCGCTACTATGTTTAAATATGCCACCGTTCTTAATTTCAAACGCACTAAAAGGTAAGAAATCGACCATAGCAAAATGTATCAAGGCTGGCTGTACATACTCGTTTACTAGCGTTTTATAGTCGCCCTCTAAAGATCCGTTAAGTACGTCTTGACTAATTTTTTCGAAAAGTTTTGATCCTAAATAATTCTGGATATGCTGTATTTGAGCCAGTTTCACAAAGGGCAAAAATTTGTCGCTGTCCACCGTACCATTTATTATGGTATTACGCACTAAGTCTTGTCTAGAAATAAATAAAGGTGTAGCCATTAGCGTCTATAGTTTGGGTCTAAAGACCAGTAGTTATTGCCTTTGTTAGCCGTTTGTGCTACTTCTGGATCGTTTGTAGGTATACGAGCCTCGCCACGCAAACTAGGGTCAAGTTTAGCAATTTTTTCTCTAGCCTCTGTTACTGTTATTTTCTCGTTGTTTTTTCGTAAGTAAGTACGACGCTCCCAGTAGTGCTTACAGTTCACACCACCCTTATAGAGCCATATGTTATAAGTGCTTGATCCTGTGGGACTTAGCTCTCTATTTGCAGAGCTTTCTTTGTCTAGGTCTTCTTTACGGTATATTTTCTTAGCAGACCACATTTTCTGGCAAAACTCTCTTTGTGGGTTGTTAGAGCCCATATACGCATAACGTATTTTTAAGATACTTGTGTCTTGCTCACTGGTTTTATTTGGCGAGCTAGGTAGTACACTAGCAAGCTCTAACCCAGCGTGCAATAAGTCGTCGTACTCATTTGCTGGTCTTGTGTCGATTAGCTCGTAGTCGCTTAGGTCTTCTTCTTCTAGGTTAAGTAATTCATTCATTACTGCCTTACGTAGCTCTTCTGCTGCCTTTATTTCGACACAATTAGGCACTTGCTTACCGTCTTTAGTTTTCATTCCGTACTGCTCATAGCCAGCCTCGCAAGGGTCGTCTACGCTTTTAAGTCCTAGTTTTTCGCCAGTCTCTTCTTCTCTTTGCTCTTTAGTCATTGTGTTTTCTAGGTCTATAAACTCTAGAGGCTGCAGTGTCTTAAAGTATAAGTGTAAAGAAATGTCGTTATATCCTAGAATTTTGTTAAAAGCCTCTATAAGCAAGTCTTGAAACGGTCTTATTACTGTATTGTCAAATAATATAGAGCTCATTCGTAGCTCGTCTGCGTTATTACCTAGACCATTCTGTACTTTTATACCTAAAAGCATCGGACTCGTTATTCTATGGCCGATTAAAATTTTTTGAGTTGACTCTGTAGACAAAAATTCGTACTGTTGTGGTGCGTCGCTAAGTTGTATAGACTCTACAGTCGCTTGCTCTTCTGCATTATTGTTAAAAGCAAGTATAAATCTACCAGCGTTGCTAGTACCTTGATATTTTTGTTTAATCTTACGCTCTATTTCCATTTGAGCGTCTTCGTCTGGGATTCCCGAATTGAAGTTAAGCAAAAGTCCAGGAGCCATACCATTTTTTACATTCGAAAAGTGAAAGTTTGCAATTTCGCTTTCTAGGTCTGCGTACTGTGTAGCACTCTGGTAGTCTACTGGTGCAAAGTAATAAAAGCCAGCTCTGTATGGTTTCACACACAAAATCTCTACAGCCTCTTCGCTAAAGCCGAAAGCTGGTATACGGTCTGGCTCTTCGCCGTTTTTAAGGTTTGCCCAGTCCGAGCTGTAGTAGTACGCCTCTATTTCGCCGTCTTCGTTACATTTTTCTGGTCTTAGCGTCTCTACTGGGTAGTGTTCTACTTGTACGATCTGTGTACGCTCTGCGTTATATATAACTTGCATAGAGCACTGTCCAAACAGCTTTAAGTCTGTAGCTAATTTACGCACGCAGTCGTCTCTAAAAAGACGTTTAAGCATAGCGTAGTCGTTTGGTTTTAAGCTAGAGTTTGTAGCGTCTAGACCTCTACCAAAAATAAGCTGTGCAATACCATTTATAGCTGCACCGTTTGTAGGCGACGAGTTATACAAGTCGATTAAATACTGGTAGTAGTTATTGTCCGATCCTAGCTCGACCCACGCTTTATTTTTTTGTTCTATAATAACTGGCGATGTATACGCTGCTAAGTCTAGAAACTTTAAGCCAGACCGTTTACGAGCTGTGCTACGTCTTTTAGTTGGTTTATTCATAAATTATATACTCATTATCGTAAGACGAGTCGCTTTTATATACGCCTTTGTTTATGCTATACTCTTTGTCTTCTGACTGGTCTATTTCTTGATCCGTGCAGAAAACTTTGTCTACTATATTTGTTTCTACTTTATAGTTTACGTCGTCCCAAGTGTTTTCGCTAAGTGCCCACTCGTCAATGTTTTGACTCCATATGTCAAAGTCATTCTGTACAAGTAAGTCGTAGTAGTGCCCCTCTTCTAAATTCCAGACAGTACTATAGACTTGATAGTCTTGTTCTTTTGTTACCGTTGGTGTATATACTGTAGTGACGTTTGTTTGGTCGTCTCTTAGCTGCACCGTAGTATTTTGACTATAGTTTCTAGGTATAAGTTTTATAGTCTGCGTGTCTGTAGTAGGTTTTAATACTTTCATACTATCTATATAACGTAAGTTTTGCGTTTTTTGCCTAAAAAAAAAAGGGCAGCCGAAACTACCCTTTTAACACAATTTAAAAAACCCTTACGCTGGGTCAATTTGGGTAGAGTCCTCTGCTGCCGTTACTAAGCTAGAGGCTACAAAAAAGGCTGGGTCTTGCTCTAGAGCTTGAAACGTAAGCCCAGAGAAACCACTTAAATCGCCAAACGCTTGTCCAGTGGTAATTGACCCACCAGAGCTATTTACGCCGTGATCTTTGCCTAAAATTAAATAGTTACCATTATAGTCTTCTACAATTACAGAAAGTCTGTTTTTAAGTAGTACGTCTAGCTCTACTAAAGTAGCTTTGTCTAGACGCTTTAATGTAGTAGTCAAAGTTTGAGTATAAAAAACAGTACCGTTTTCTGGACTCGCTGTAATACTTTGCTCTACACCAGTAGCACCGTCTACGTCGTATTTGTATAGAGTTGGTGTACCAGTCCACGATGTAACTTCGCCAGCAGAGACAGTAACTTCGCCTAAGTCGCCAAAAGTTGTAACGTAGATAGCTTTTATACCACCAGCACTAGACTTACACGGTAAACTCCTACCAGTAGTTAATGTTGCACACGCCATAATTTTATAGTATTAAAAAAGGGTAGGTAGGCACTATACGGCTTACCCACCCTAATTAGTTAAACAATTAATTTATATTACGCCAAAGTATAAAGTGCGATGTCGCTAGCAGTGCCAAAATTGACACCAGCGGCTAGTCTCATAATAATTCTCGCGTTTTGCGACCCGTCTAAATCGCTCATATCCAGGATCTTAGCCTCTGTATGGTCTGCGACCAAATTTGTGCCGAAAAACAAGTTGCTAGTTTCTGCAGCTACCATATGGTCAACTGGCATTCCAGGAGCTTTAAATACTGGGATTCCTTCAAAAGAAAGCTCTGATCCGTTGTACCACTGTGACCCTTTGTTGTCTGTACCAGCAGCACCACCACCACCAGACGCATTGACAGCACCGAAACCACCTAGAGCACGTACATACGCTTTGTAAGCGATTGTAGGTAAGTAAAGTTTCAAGTCGTCTTTTCCATATACGGCTGAAGGGATTGTATCTACTAATTTGCCTAGCTCGCTAATGATTGTCGAAGCAGCAAAAGCAGTTTCACTAGTTGTAACGTCGTTAACGTCCGTGTCTGCAGACATTAATACTGTAAGACCGTCGTAACCGTCTGACCCAGATACTCCACCCCAGATGTTTTGCTCTGTTTTTTCTGCAACTTTAGCTACAACGTGAGCCATAATAAAGTCGGCAAAAGAAGTAGGTAAGTTTTTGTATGCAGAGAAACCTTGCTCTAGAGCCAAGTAGTCCGATTCGAAGTCTGACTTGCAAATTTCGAGGTTTACTTGTTGTTGAGTTACTTCAAGTACTCGCTCTACAATGTCAATAACGTCTGCAGTAGCAGAAAAGTCGCAAGTAGCAGAAGTCAAAATAGCTCCACTGTCAATTTTCTTGATAACCTCTTTGTACTGTACGTTTGGTTTAATAGTTACACCACCCTTGTCTAGAGTGTCCCCACTCAACAAAGCCGCGGAGATAATTTGCTTTTTGTACTCCCCTTCGTAGGTCGTAGTAAAGCTGTCTAGTGATCCACTAGTCGTAATAGTCCGTAAGTTTACGTTTTTGTTCATTTTATATTTATTTAGAAAGTTTGTTAAATACTCTGTCTAGCATAGTCGCATTACGGTTGTCTGCGTATGTATGCACTTTAGGAGTGTTATTTTTTTCTGGATTGTGTTTTAAAGGTTTGCGAGCTGGTTTTTGTGACGACATTTTTTCTTTTTTGTCTTCGTAAGATTCAAACTTCTTTTTAAGCTCTTCTACTTCTTTTTTTACTTCTTCGAGTACTGGTGCGATAGCCTCGACTACAGCCTCTACTACAGCAGCAACCTCTTCTACAACCTCTTCTGGCACGTCTTCTACGACGACCTCTTCTTCTAGCTGCTCTTCTTGTGCTTCTTCTTCTACTGCAGCCTCTTTAATTTCTGCGATCATTCCCTCTTCTTCTACGACTAGGGTCATACCGTCTTCGAGTGCATACTCGCCTACTGGCAAAGCTACACGCTCTTCGTCTGACACTACGAAAACTTGCTGTCCAGCCTCAAAGCTCTCTGCTTCGATAATTGTACCGTTTTCAAGTGTTTGCTGTGCTAGAGACATACGTGCCTTTAGCAAAGTCTTGATTTGTGATAACATTTCTGTCGGTTTCATATATATATCTATTTAAAAATTTTAAAAGCCAAAACTTTTTAGCTCATTTGTTTGCTCTACAAAACGGTCTGTAAAATTGTCGAGGTCTTCAATTAGCTCCATATGTTCGTCCCATTGATCGTACACCTCTGTATAGTCTACACCTAGCTCTTCTGCTTTTTGTTTAATTTCTTCTAGTCTTCTTTTGTCTTCTTCTACGTCTACTGGGTCTAAAAAAGACTCGCTGTTATTAATATAAACGTCACGTAATGCATTTCTAGTGTCTAAAAATTTCTCAAAGTTTTCGTCGTACCACTCTTCTGTAGAGTAAGAAAGTCTACCCACTTCGTCTTGTAAACTCATTAAGTCGTACTCTATTTCGTCTACTAGACCCAAAGCTACTTTATGGTCTTTAGATAGTTCGGTTTTTTTGCGTTGTAGCTTATTAAAAGCTGTTTGTAAGTTTCTGTTCATATTACCTAAATAAGTCGGTTGCTGTTTCGTATCTGTCGTATGTGTCGTTTTGCAAGTCTACTAGAGAAACTATGTCGCTCTCGCTTTCTTCTAGTAGTCTACTGCCCTCTTCGTATTTGTCGCTTTGCATAGGGTCAATACCTATGTCGTTAGCCATAGACTCAAAGCTGCGTAGTGCAGTCTCTAGTTTGTCTTGTATTTGTTTATAGTCTTGTAGCTGGTCTTCTAGGCTGTCGTATGTAGCGATCAAGTCTTCTGCTACGCCTTTGAGCTCGTTAATTTGACTTACAAACTGTGAGTCTTTTTGACGTAGGTTTTCTACTTGACTATTAAGGTCTAAGCCTTGTAACTCGTTAAGAGCCTCTTGTATGTCGTCTGCAGCAGACAGCTCTGTCTTAAACTGCTTACCAAATAGCCTAGAAAATACTTTTAACTCTGTACGCATATTTTATCTGAATAAATCTTCGCTGTCACTTAACTGGTCTGTTTTAGACTTAATACTTGTCCACCAAGCGTCCTCTATATCTTTAAAGTAAAAAAAGTCTTCTTTTGCTATTGCCTCTAACTCTGTAAAATTACCTATGGCTGCTGGATCAATTCCCAGCTCGTCCGCACTTTGTCTTGCACGTTCTATAACGTCGTCTATTTCGCCAGTAAGACGATAGCCTAATTCTAAAGTTTCTTTAGCCTCTGGTATAAGAGTTTGTATTTCACTTAAAATACCTTGCATTTTATCGCCTAAATTTTTCATATCCGAAACAATTTGCTCAGCTTTATTTTTTGGGTCTTCTATATAATTAATATAAAAGTCTATGTCTTCTTTAACTGTGCCTAAAGCTACTTTT